TTGGAAAGATCTATATATCCGTAGTGGTTGCCGCTATTGTCGGCACGGGCCTCGTTGACAACAGCGGTCACCAGACGCCAGTAGCGGCGGTTGGAAACCTTGCCGGAAGTCCCTTCCCGGGCGTTGAACACCTGCGCTATAGCCTGGTCGCCCACCTCGAACCCGCACTTGGTCCTGTCGCCGTCCTGCTCCGAAAGAAACCAGCAGCGCCAGGCTCCGGGCGTCTCCTCCACCCCGGTGCACTTTACGCCGCCGCCGGGAGTGATGTACTGCTTCCCGGCCAGCACACCGGCCTTGATTATGGTAAGTTACTCGAAAAAAGCCCGCACACGCACATACAGACGCGCCACCTCGGCAAACGAATCCCCTTTGGCATCCATCCCGAAAATGCCTCCGCTCGCGCCGGGCTCATAATTCCCGGCCTGGAAAGCCTTTGTGGTCTTTACCACCTCCTGCGACACAAGACCTTTCAGGAAAGTGACAAGTCCTTTGGCTGTGTCGTCGTGCTGGCGACTCAGAAACAGGTCGCGTATCGGGCTGTCCGAATCCAGGTCAAAAGCTGTCCGGGCATGATCGGCTTCCTGCGCATGCTCCGCCTCATTTGCGTTACCGGCATTTTTGGCGTATATAGCCAAATCTGCCTCCGCCGCGTGCGCAGCTTCCTTGACTACACCACCGGTGTTATAGCCATTACCATTAGTGGCTATTCCGCTATTGCCTCTGTTATTCTTAGGCTTCTTAATCAGTTTTACATCAATCATCCCAAACCTCCTTTATTGTTATTTCGGCATAGCCTTCGATAAGATTCCGACTGATGCCCTGCACATAGAATTCTTTATTATCCATAGCCGGATGCCGGTAGTGGTTGAACGGCTCAGCGACTCCGAAACGGTCGTCGAGCTTCTGCACCATCTGTATGCGTGGCTTGTGGTACTCTGTGTAATAGCTGTCGACATAGAGCTGTTCGGCTTTCGCCTGTTTCTGCCTGGTATGGTCGTATATTGTCAATAGCCCGTAGCCCGTGGATAGATCTAACGGCGTGGATAATTTGACCGTATCAGTCACACCTAACTGCCGGCACTCGGACAGTGTCAATGCGCTGCTGATCTCGAACTCTATGTCATCTTTCCGATTTACAAAGTTTTCGCGCGTATCGCTCATATAGACTATGTCGTTATCGCCGGTATTGTTTATCAATCCGTTGTCGCTGTAAATCTTTACCTCGAAGGATTTCATAAAGATGCTGCTTACATGAGCCAGCAGAGGCACGGAATTTTCTTGCCACTTTTCGCGTCTGAACCACGTGGGATGCCGACGGGTGACTTCGCCCCACATGGAATTGACCGGGCCTAAAATCATGAATCGAACCGCACCGCTCAACTTGTCGCTTTTGCGAACCGGTATGGCTATGCCCCGGGCATCGATACCCAGGTTGAAACTGATGTTGTTTTGCAAGTCGAATTCGGTGCCTATCAGTTTATCGCCTATTTTGGGGTCGAAGCCGATTGTGAAACATTGCTGGTAATACTCATCATCATCGGCGCACTGTTCGCGCGTCTTATATTTTTGCCAGGTGAAATCGGATATCTGGCCACTGGTGCCGGTTTCCACCACACATCGGTCGCCGATTATAAGCATACAAGCCAACACCGCGACTTTTGAAATCCTGTCTGTTCCATTGCCAATCGCACTATACCTGAATTCGTACTGTTGCGGGCCGGTTTCGGTAAACGGTACCAATCCGCGCGCGGTGCTCTGGTCCCATACAGGCTCGGCAAATGGAGTGGCGGCCTTATAGTATTTGTGGGTATAATACCGGCCATCCTCATTTGTGCGGCTCGGCACCGTCCTGTGCCACACCGCAGGATAAGGCGACTTGTCCCATATCTCAGCATCATGCAGAGGTTTGTAGTCACCGGTAAAATCCATAACAGGATTTAGCACAACTTTACCGGAGAGCACTATATAATTGGTTGTATCGGAATCGGACGGTGAGTATATGCACCCGGATGTACCTCCGCTATACACAGCACACGGGGCGCTGTTTCTAAGGCTGGTTTCGGTGGGATATGTTTTCTGTTCATCGTCCAATCCGTTACCATTCACGCTCACCACCAGATAGTCGACCATATCAATCTTAGACACCGGGGCATTGTCCGTATGATCGAATTTATTCTCTACCTTGCCTAAAGATATGATAGCCGCGCATGATGTCTTCGGCATAAGGTTCGGCAAAACCTGCTGGGCCACATTGTTCCGGCAATATTTATCAATTAAATCCGCCCCAGTTCCTGCCTCCGGGAAAGTCCAGTCAGGATTATTCCTTACCTGGAGATACCAGTCTGTGACAACACTCCCCGGATACCAGCCGTTGTAGATATCATGGCACATGTCGAAAAAAGCTTTATAGGCGTTTTCGCCTTCTCCATCCGACGATAATTCCGTAAGATACTTCTGCTTGTTGGAATAAGGCGACACCAAGGCATTATCGTCCAACGGGCTTTCTATAACGCTATCGATGCTTTCGACCTTGCAGGTCAGCAGTATCTGGTTGTAAACCTCGCCTATACTTATGGTAGTGTCTGTAGACGCCACATTATCCGCTCCGAATGAGATGCTGTTTTTGGCGGTATTCAAGGATGCATTTGTGGTCAGCCCGCGCCATGCTATGGCGCTGTCGCTTTTCACGCTCTCCCATGAAAAGATATAGAACTGCAGACCGTCCTGCACGATATGCAGATTAAGGTATTTCAGTATCGACTCCAATACCTTGTCCTGGTACCACACATTGTCTTCTTCGCCGCCTAAAAACAGAAGTTCCGATATGGCCAGCTGCGAAAATATGCCATAGCGGTCGGAGTCTGCGGTCAAAGCTTTGCTGCCGTCGTAATAATACTGTGTGCCGCCGGCTCCGGTGATGTCTATACCTGCGCATGCGCCGTTGAGAATCTCGCCGACAATCTCGCTGAATACACGCTGTCCGGCTTCGGCCTTGATTGCTTCGTAGAGCACGCCCAATCCGCCAACATTACGATATCTGGAGTATTGCAATGCTGAAAGCACGTCGATGCAGGATATTTCCAGTTCGTCGTAAATTTCGTTATATCCCTGCGAATATGTCTGCGGCTCGATAAATCCGGCGAAAACACATCTGTCGCCTTTGAATATATTTACCACGGCCTCCATGCATGATGTGCAGAACAGATCCGGGATAAAGTCGCGGGTCAGCAGACGGATGGTCGCCTGGCTACGCAGCAGGTGGTCGAAAGTATCATTGACACAGCTTTCGATTTCCACAGGGTTGACAGTGAAATATACGCCGCTATTCCCATCGCCTATCTCAAGTTGCCGCACGCGGCTGTTCCCGGTTACGATATGCACCGTAACCGTTTCACCCAACTGAGTTAAAAAACTTCCATAAAGATACATGGCGATTATATTTTAATATTCGTGCGCCGTCCGGATTTGCTTGATATCCGTGTTTCATTTGCCAGCACGCATACGATATCACGACCGGAGGCGCGGAGCGTGCCGCCGATAATCACCGGCTCACCTACTGGATTGAGCATGCCGCGCAGCCTGTCGAGCGGTGCCACCACTTCCGGGTTGCTCGACGCTCCGGCATACTCGCCGATAAGCCCGACAGTAGGACCGCTGACAATGCCGCCGTTGGCAAACGCCGGAAGTCCCTTTACAGCCGAAACCATCGATGTAAGCTGGGCAAGACCCGTGGCGGCGAAAGCGATCCAGCCGAGCGGACCCAATGCCGCACCCTGGGCTGTCGCTTCGGCGTAACCCGAAACCATTGTCGCTATCGCCTGAGCCATAGTTCCGGCAACATCGAGTTCCGGTATCTCCAGGGCATTGCCAAGACCGCTTATCGATGCTCCTAACTGACCTACGGCATCCGCCATGCCTTTTGTCGACCTCCCGGCCTTATCGCCCATGTCGACGAAGGCATCGGACACATCTTCAATAACGGGCTTTATCTTCGCGATATCAGTCTCCAGTGTCGTGTCCAAACCAGGCAATATGTCCGGCCTGTCGGGAACTTCCGGAAACTTGTAGCTAAACTCTATCTGGTGTTTTTTATCTTCGAGTTCGCGTAGTTCCTTATACAGTTCGGTGCGGCGACCGGCATCTACCTCGAAATTCAATTTGGCGGTAACGGTTCTGATCTGATTGTCGAGGTCGGCAATGGAGCCAACGGGCGCATTTTGCCCGGAGGCATTTCCGTTCTGTTCCGGACGCCGCATATCATTGGGACGCGTATCGCTGCCTCTGACACTGAATGTGATTCCGGCGGCTTCTTCCATTGCCGCTTTTATCTGCTCTTTCAGGTGTTCGATTTTAGCGCTTTCCTCCTCTATCATGGCGTCGAACTGCTCTTTCGGAGACGATCCGACAATCTCGATTGGTCCGTACCTTGGTATGACCTCGCCGCCAATTCGCTGATATCTGATTACGCCGGTTGTGGTTTCGCGTTTTTCGCTATGCACCCGTTCATTGCCGGCTTCATCGTAAGTCGCATCGTGGATTTCCTGCTCCTTTTGCGCTATCTGGTTAGCCAACATTCGCGTCCGGGCCTCTATGACCATTTGCCGGCAATACGCCTCACTGTTGGATATAAGCGCGTTATACCAGTCGGCCACACTGGAGAAATATCCCATGGTTTCGCCATAGGTATTATTCATTTCCGACACAAGCCTTCTCTCCTGCTCTTTGGTGCCGTTGAATTCCCTAAGCTTGCCGATGTTGAGCTCGAGCGCGGCACGGGTCTGGGTGAGCGTCGACGCTTCCTGCTGGCGCAGTTGCTCCAGCTGTTCGGCCTCACGCCTGGCTCTTTGCTCCGCGTCGATAAGGTCGTTGGTGGCGTCGGCGGCATCGTCGGTAGCATTAACGAAATATTCAATAACAGCGGTGACTGCCGCGATAGCTATGCCTACACCAGTAGTAATAAGCAACCCGCGCAGCGCAATCTTAAAAGCTGTGGCGCTATATGCACCACTTTTAAGAGAGGCACTGAACACACGTACCATAGCGGCGGATGATTTACTGCTAAGCCCTAATGAAGTCATCACCACACTCCCAAGTTTGGCGCGTGCGGCCACTAAGGTCTGCTGTATATTGAGCTGCTTGAATGTCGTTATAAGGATGGCTGCACTCGAGGTGGTGCTGAGCAGTCCGGCAGAGAAATCGATGTAGGGCTTGGCGGCGGATGTGAAACCCGAAACAACATCGGTAATCGCCGCCCATTGGCTGCGCAGCATAAGGTTTACGGCCTCGCCGGGGCTGCTCATTTCTTCAAAGGCGGCATCCATCGTTCCGGCGCTGTTTACCATGTTGGCGACATTTTGGGTAAACTTGTCGGCCAGCTCACCCTGCAAGGGTATCAGCGCGCGAAGGGCCTCGGCACTGCCGAACAGTTTGCTGTACACCTCCTGCTCCAGCGCTCCGGTAGCCTGGGCGTATGCCTTCACACTGCCATCCAGCAGTTTCAGGAAATTCTGAAAACCTCCGGCGCATTTAATGGCTGCGGCATCGAACTGTATGCCCATGTTGGCGGCCATTTCCGCAGCCTCGCTGCTGGGCTTGACCAGCGCGGTGAATATGGCAGCAAGCTGAGTGGAAACCTCGGCGGTGTTGCCGCTCACTCCAGTAAGAGTGGCGAAGGAACCCAGAAGCTCTTCTATAGACACATCCAGTGTTGCCGCGTTGCCTGTGACTCTCGGCAGAGCCTGCGCCAGCTGCTCGAATGAGGTTACGCCGTTTTTGGCTGTAAGCTGTATTTTGTCCTGAATGTCGGCCGCCGCGCTCCATTCAAGGCCGTAGTTTTTGATAACTGTGGAGGTTACGCCGACAACCTTGTTGATGTCGGCCAGACCGCCCACCGCCGACCGCGCCGAGGTGTTCAGAAACTCTATCCAGTTATTTTCCGGCACGCCGTTGGATATTGTCTGGTAGAGACCGTTGGCCAGCTGGTCGCGGGCTATGGGTATCTCCTTGGCAAGGTCGGCCACTTCGCCTTTGAGCCGATTGAAACCTGCGCTGTTCTTTCCGGCCATTGTGTTGGCCTCGCGCATGGCTTTGTTGAAGTCCTCGCTCTCGCGGGTGATGGCATTCAGTGAGTTGCTGATCTGGTTTACGGCGCTGTCGACGCTTTGCAGCCCCTGAACGGCGGCACTCCAGTTGATCAGCGACTTTTTCAGCGTCTCCGTCTGCTCAAGTGTGGACGCAAAGACAGTGCGCAGACCATTGGCGTCGCGGGCAATAGCCTTGAAGCCTTTGCCGTCGGCGTCCATTCTGAATGTAACTGATATGGTGCTGTCTTTAGCCATGCGGTCTACTGGTTTATCTGGTCGCCAAGGCGGCGCGCCACTTCCTCGAATCTTTTTCGCTTTTGTTCGGCGGTGAGCTCCGGAGCCTCGCTTTCGATATTCTGTTTTTTCTTATCCCACGGCAGCGGCAGAAGCTGCCTGGGTGTTATTCTCTTTTTCACATGTGGCTGTATGATTATCGCTGCTACCGTCCGGGCGCGCTCCCAGGCATCGCGGTTCTGCCCCCGGGACATTTCGCGCCATGCCTTGCAGATGCTTTCAAACTCACCGAAAGTGCACTTGCAGAAATCATCGTACGACATCCCGATACAGCCCACGGCAATGCCTAAGAGGTCGTAGACACCTGCCGGCGTTTCCTTTTTTTTTCACCGGCAACTCCATCGGCCGACTCGGCTCCGGCGCTTATCGCCTGGTTCCACTTCACCATCTCTTCCAGAGAAAGACTGTCGGCGAAGTCCATCAGCGACATGTCGAACGGTATGCTCTCGCGCTTTGCCGCCGAGGCCACACAGCACCACAGATATGTGCACAGGTCGCTGAAACTTGTAGGCTCGATTTCGTTAATCTCACGACCGGTTTCCTGCCTGAAACGCAGCATAGCCCCCATAGTAGGACTACAGGGATATGCCTTGTCGTTTATGGTTATCTCGATGCGTTTCATGCTGGGGTTGCGTCGGGTTCGGGAATTTCGGTGATGGCGCTTTCGTCCAGAATGTCGGGTTCACCGTCGTTTTCGAATTTCGCGCTGTAGGTGGAATCGTCCTGCGCAGGGTCGGTACGGTCCAGAGACGACACCACGAAATCACCTTTGATGTAGGGCTTTTCGCTGTTTTCGCGCTCCATACATTTTAATTTCACACTCTTTCCGGCTTTCCACGCTGCCACCAGAGCTTTGTAGCCTGTTTCGCTCTCGCCGTAGAATACAAGGCCGTCCACCGATACAGAGATGCTCAGCCCTACCACACTCTTTCCTTTCCACAGCCCTGCGGAAATTGGTTTCGAGGCCTTGTGCTTTACCTCCCGGTCTTTGATTTCGCTGGTCATGTTGGTAGTATGGGTGGTACTGTGCCCCACGGCCTTGTCACCGACACATACCAGCATGTCGCTACCGTTGCAGTAACCTTTTTTTGTTGTAGCCATATAGTAAATGTTTATTATTTGTTAAAACCCGATTTATACGCATTGGAATATCGGCGCTGATAACTTTTCACGCCGCTCTATATTTTCACGCAGAACACCAGCTGCTGCACAAAGGCATCGTCCTGGTAGGCTTCCTCGCTGTCGATCAGATAGCATGAGCGCAGACGCATGCCGTCGTGCTCGGCGCTAATATGGTCCAGTGCTGCGCGTACAGCCTCGGCCAGCTCCACACCCTCGCCATATCGTCCGGTAAAGCAGATCACCTCCATCAGTATTTCGTCCGCGCCGGGCAGCCCGCTTTTCTGCGGATTGGACGACAGGGAGGCGCGGCGGTACAGGATATATGGCAATTCGGCACTGTCAGTCGCCACCGGGAAAATCTTGTTGGTCCTTGCGGTCACTTCGGCATCCTCCTGCAATATGGCACGGATAATTGCCCCGGCGCTTAATGATGTTTTAGGTACAGCCATATTTCCTCGCTACTTTTGTTACACTGTCGATTATTTCTTTCCGCAGACTGTCGGTAACGCTGTCGCGCACCTCGTCGGCGGCCTTCTGCAAGAATCCATAGCGCTTCATGCGCCCTGTGGGGTGGCCTTTGCGCGTGCGGATGAAAAAACGTGTCCGGTTCTTTGTGTGCCGGAGGGCTGTGCCCTCCTCCGCCCATATCAACACCGGCTTTTTAAGGCCTCTGCGGTTTTTATGGAATCCGTACTCCTTGCCGCTCCTACCGGCCTTTTTAGTGCCGACAGTAACCCGGAATCCGGCCTTGCGCTTAAACACAATGGCTCGCACACCCCGCTCCAAATCCTTGTCGGAACGGAT